GCGTCGCTCGGGCTGGTGCGCTAGTTTTTTGCTAGCGTCTCATTGTCTTGCCCGCTCAGTCTTCGGGCGATGCGGAACAGGCGCAAAACCAGGCCGGGGTGGTCAGCACCGAGCTGGTCCCACTCTTTGGGGGTGTAGACCGGACTGCCGTCTTCGAGCTCGACGGTTTGCGCCAGCGTGAGGGGCACCATTTGCGCCCCGGCGCGGGCCTGGGCCGAGACCTCAGGCTCGCCTTCTTTGGGGGTGCGCAGGTCGGCATTCAGCGCCGAAAGCGCCAGGCGCTCCGAGAGCGACATGCCGCGAACGATCACGTCGCCGCCGAGCTCGGGGCACTCGGCGGTTTCGCGCGGGTAAACGATCGGCTTGACACCGATGCGCGTCAGCATGGTCATGGCGAGGCCTGGCCAGCGGCGGATTAGCTTGCGTAGGCGGTCAGACGCCCACGCAAGCTGAGCTTGACGCTGGTGGTGACCACGTCGCCCGCAGAGCCGCCCGGCAAGGCGCTGTAACTCGGGTAGGCCGCGAAGTAGATTTTGGCGCCACTGGAAAACGTGAAGGCGATGGCGGCGATACCTTTGACGTTGTCAAACGCGGCCAGCGCGGCCAGGCCAGCGTCAGCCGGGTCCCACAAGGAGCCGAAGGCGTATTCAACCGGGTTGCGGTTGCCGGGGATGCTGTAGGCCTGGTCGTCGTGAATGGTGGTGATGGTTTTGCCTTCGGCGTCACCGCCGCTGGGGTTGATGTCTTGCAAGGTGGCGCAGCTCACGCCGAAGGTGATGGCCTCGGCCGTGCCGGTGGTGAAGGTGTCAAAACTGGTGCTGTCAACGCCTTCGAGCTCGAAGGTGTTGGCCGCCTGGTTGGCGACACGAACCACGCGGTAATCGAGCTGGCGCATGCCGTTGACTTTGAGCAGCACCAGCGTGCCGTTGGTCAGGGCGTGGGCGGTGCTGGATGCCACTGCTGGGTTGGCCTTGGTGATGGCCGAGATTGTTTTTGCGGCGCCCAATACGCTTTGCACGGCGACGGCGACTTTTGACCAGATGTTGATGGTGGGCATGGGGGTGGCTCCAGGTGGGGTAAAAAATTAGGCGTTCACGTCTGGCGTGCCGGCGCGGGTGAAGTAAGAGGCCTCAAAGCGCATTGCAATTTCGTACAGAGCGACGGCGGCGTTGGGGTCTGAGGTGGGCGTGATGCCCTGCAAAAGAAGATTGTTCACCTTGCCGCCCGCGCTTTGGGATGCATCGCTTGCAAAGAGCGCGGCTTCGACTTCTTTGGCGAGGTTTCTGGCCGCTGTTGCGGTGCCGGTGCTTTGCATGACCAACGCTTTGACGTCAAACTGAAAGCGCCTTTGTTGCAGCGCGGCGCTGTGGATGGTTCTGGTCTCAATGTCTTCGGGGCCGGCCTCGATCAACAGGGCCGAGCCCTGGCTGTCTGGCACGGGGTCAAAGCGGTCAAGGTAGACACGACCGGCCGCCTGCGTGCCGGCAGCCACCAGGGTGGCCTGGTAGGCTTCCAGGATTTGCTGTTGCAGGTGGTCGGCCATGGCGTCGATCTGTCAGGCGTGGCGGTTACTGCCCGTTGGCAGCAGCTTGGTCTGCGGCGGCTTTTTCGGCTGCAGCAGCGGCGGCTTGGGCACGGGCTTGGTCGTCTGCAGCGGCGGCTTCTTCCAGGGCTTTGGCCGCGGCGCTTTCTTGTGCGGCTTTGGCACTGCTAATGCTGCTGGACTCAACGGCGCCCGCTTCAATGAGCTGCAAGAGCGCGGCACCTTCTACTTTGAAGGATTCGCCAACGGCGTAGTGGACGCCGTCGTGGTTGATGGGCGAGAGTGCTGTAACTTTCATGGGGGAATCTCCGGTTTTGGCTTGTTGGATTACTTGGCTTGCGCTGGCTGTTTAAGGCCGGGGCAAGCCAGGCGAATCAGGCCACTGCGTTGGTGATCAAATAACCGGCGCTGGCGCTGGCGATCACCGGGGCCTCCGAGCGCGTGACGGGGTAGACCCACGACTTGGCGCTGCGGTCAAAATACGGCTGCTCGACGAGCGGGTAACCGTTGAGGTTGTAGGTGTAGCCATAACTTGGCGCACCCATGTTGGCCAGGCTGCCCAGCTCGGTGTAGGCAACGATCACGTCTTTGCCCCACACGTCGGTGAAGGCGGTGCCGGCGTCGTTGCTGTAAATCGCATCACCCACCAGCACGCGGGCCACGCCAAACAGGGCGGCGAGGATTTCAGCGGTGGCAACATCGCGGCCGGTGTACTTCATGCGGTCTACCACAATCGGGTGCTGGCGCAGCTTGGCCATGACTTGTGCGCCCATGACGATAGTGTTGGGCCGTTTGCCAGTGGCGGCGCGGACGGCCTCCTTGGCAGTCTCGATGTTCTGGATGGGCTGGCTGACGCCGGTGAAGTCGCTCCACTGGCCGGTGCCGGACAAGGTGACTTTGTTGGCGGCGGCGTAGGTGGCCGCAGTGCGGGCGGCGTCTGCGGCCTGCTTTTCAAGGCGCAGGGCCATGATGTTGGAGACGCCATAAATGGCCATCTTGGCGGCGTCTACGCCTGGGCTGTTTTGCGCCTCTTGCATGGTCTCAATCGGCACGGTGCCTTCGAGGCTGTAGTCTGCCAGCACGTAAGGCGCGCCGCTGTAGCCAAACTGGATGCGCTTGGTGTTTTCGCCGGGCGCTCGCTGCGTGCCGTAGAGCATGAACGCCTCTTTGCCAAACGTCAGCACGTTGCCGCCGCGCAGGTCGACTGGCACTTGCGGGAACAGGGCGCTGGCGATCAGGTCGCTGTTTTGGTAGCCCTGCGCGATGGTGGAGAGGACTGGGTCGATGACGCGTGCTTGGGCGGGATTGATTTGGGGCATGGTGTGGCTCCGGTGTGCGGGTTACGAGGGGGTTCGCTGTGGCTGTGGTGGTTGCGGATCAGTTGGGGATCAGCAGCACCTCGACGGTGTCGCCAGCGGCTGCGGCGGCGTTGAGCGCCCGACCAATCGACACACCGGCCGATTTGGTGACGACGTGGGAAACTGTGGTGTGCACCTCGACCAGCGCGCCGATGGCGATGGCGGCGCCAGCGGTGGCGATGGCTGTGCCGCCTGCGGTGACGGGCACAACCGCGCCCGAGACGCCGCCGTAATTGGCAAAACCGACAGCGTTGCCGGCGGCAACGGCTGGGGCGCCGCTGGCCTGCACCGGGCCGTATTGGGCGACGGTGCCGGTCAGGGTGCGGTTGATGGTGAGGTTGGGAAAGTTGGATGCGGGCATGTGAAGCTCCTAAAGCGTGTGTGCGTGGGGTGCGTGGGTACGGAGATTTGCCTGGACTTAGGCGTTTTCGAACTTGCGGACGGCGTCGACGTAGCTTGTGCCGGGGTGCTCTGCGACGTAGGCGGTGGCTTTGGCGTGGAGCTGCTCGCGCGTCATGGCCTGGTCGGTTTCCGCGCCGCTCAATGCGGCGGCGGGGACGGGTTTGGGCGCGTCGGCGGCCAGGGCGGTGGCGGCGGCATTGCGGGTGTTGCGCTCGGCGGCGAGGACTGCCATGGCGGCGTCGCCAGCGGTGGATTTGCCGTCAAACTTGAGGGTGTTGATCAGCGCTTCGTGGCCACGGATCAGTTGGCCTTCAACGGCTTGAATGCGCGTGCGCTCGGCGGTGGCGCCGGTTTGGGCGCCCTCTGCCAGCAATGCGGCCAAAAGGTCGGGTGCTTCGGCGGCGAGTTGTTCACGGGTGATGGGCATGGTTTTTCCTTGCGGTTGGGCAGACGACGCAACACCGGCGGCGGCTGGGGTGGGGACTCGGGGGGTAGAAATGGCGCGCGCGCCGCTTGAGCGTGTGCGGTCTTGGTTGAGCTTGACGATCAGTTCGCCCAGGGTGGCAACACCGTCCACCAAACCGGCGTTGATGGCTTGCTCGCCAATGAAGAGGCGACCGTCGGCCATGTCTTGCAACACGGCCTCGATGCTGACGCCCCGGTTTTTGGCCACGGCTTGCACGAACAGGCCGTAGGTGTAGTCGACCTGGTCTTGAATGGACTGCTTGCCGGCCTTGGTCAATGGGCCGGTGTCGCTGGCGATGCGCTTGAACTTGCCGGCGAAGATTTCTGTGCGCTTGATGCCGGCCTGGGCGTCCGCGCCAGAAAGGTCAACGTGCTGGGCGACAACGCCGATGCTGCCGACCACCGTGGTGGTGTCGGCAATGTAGATTTGGCTGGCGGCCGTGGCGCTCCAGATACCGGCACTGGCGCACAGGCCGTCACACAGCGCAATGACGGGCTTGATTTGGCCGACGCTGGCGATGGTGTCGGCAAAGATTTGGGTGCCGTCGACCGTGCCGCCCGGCGTGTCATAGACCTGGATGATGCTGTGAACGGCGGGGTCTTGCGCGGCCTGCAGCAGGTCGCGC